ACCATTCCAACTGCCGAACTTACGTGTATAGCTTCGATCAGTTACATCAAAAGACTGCTCAAGGTTATGAGCAAAGATGAAGCTATCCCATGCACCGAACTGATTGATCCATTCTAATGTGTATGCAAGGTTACAGCCTATATCATAGAAGTATATTTTATACTGTTTCGAGGAACCTATATATACGTTAACACTATCAGCCGCTGCAAGGTCTAACAATGAAAATCCGCAATCATTCTGCAAGGTATAGCTGTTGATATTTACCTGTGCTATTGCAAAGTCCTGAGTATCTGTATAGCTATCCAATAGAGTAGCTCCATCGTAAAGCTCAACAGTTAATGTTTCAGAAACATCTTGAATGATATTCAGGTAAAAATCATCCTCTCTGATCTTATATACATTGCCATCACTGGAAAGTTCTCGATATGTCATGAATGAACCTCCTGATGATGCTGTATATTGATTTGCATTCCAATTCATCCAATCCCTGTCTGATAGGCAACCTTTGAAAATATTCGTTTTTGTGCTTGTTGCTGATGCCTGATTCACCGCAGGAGTTCCGTAATTTTCCCACACCTTGATATTGATCTTTCCATCAATGCCAGCATCCTGCCAAATGGTGTTTGTAAGCACTGGAGTAGATAGCAGATTTCTCACTATCGGACTGATGTCGATGTGAGCATAAATGCCGCTTTCCGGGAATACCCTGTCCTCAGAAACCAAGGCACTATTGAAATATGTTTCAACCACATAGCTGAAGTTAGCCTGTGCTGTTTGGTTCGATGAGAATCGATACATCAGAGGGTTATCAGATGGACTCCAATCTGTCGGGATATCATGTATAGTTACTGCCACGGCTCTACGATATTAATTGTTATTGCTCTACCTATTAGAGTGCTGATAGGCTCTGCAAGTGCATCATAAAGTTTTTCATTCACCACATCTGTGAAGAATGGTCTCTTTTCCTGTCCTTTCTTTTCGATGCTTTTCATAATAGCCCAAGCGAAGCTGTCGTAATTGCTGAAATTCTCAGGCAGTGTGATTCCTCTATTTCGGACCCAATCTTTAATGGATGTATGAAAAGACTGATCACTTGGAGGCTGAGATCCCCATGCAGGAGCACCTCTATTAACCTCCGTACCATTTACTCCGTAGTTTACAAATTTCCAGTAATACGGTGCAGTGATGGCAACCGTCAACACATCTCCATCAAGTGTTGCGCTCTCTGTTGGCCTAATAGACTGCATCAGATTTCCACTTGCCACAACATCATACTTTGAAAGACTCTGAACAAGCTGATCAGTCACATCCTGCATGAGGTCCTGAAGCAACTGCGCCAAAGGAGAGGAGGGGTTACCCTTCAGGATATCCTTTGCAGTACCTAAGTCCTTGACCATTGCTATAACTTCCGCCTCTGTCAATTCTCGTTATATTGATTCGTTGCTATTATACAATGATGCTCGAACTCATCCTTACTCAGCTCTTCCACGTTCAGGATGTTCTCATCACTGCATTCATACATCACATAGCTTCCATTCGTTGCCGTTATGCTACCCATGACAATTCTCGCCAAATGTATCATGCCATCACCGCAAAGAATGGAATAATATCTCATCTCTTTCTCTTTATCTGTTGGAGTTCCTTTTGTGTCTTATGTGTAATGAACTTCAAACGATGGTTGAAAGCATAGATGTTCAGCTTCATGGCCTTGTTCCAGTCTCCTCCGTAGTATTCTTTTGCGATGATGTCGAAGACTTCTTCCCACTGATACCTGCTCGGAGCAGCAACCTTGTCACTCTTTCTGTTGACTGAATCCTTGCCATGGATAGCCTCATTGATCGTTCTGCTTTTCGCAAAAAAAAAGCGCACGCCTCTAAAAATACCTTGAGTTCCATGTGATCAGCGAAGTCATTGTAACGCTCCCGGATAGGATTCAGTAAATTATCGTTCTCATCCACATCACCATACACTGCACCCTTCGGAAAATAGAACATACAAGCCAGCTGAACAGGATCTCTGTTAATGTCCATCTTTGAGAAGTCAGCGTGCCATGCAACACCTACCTTCTCAGGGTTGATGATCTCGTAAACCCTCCCTCCGAGCGTTATCTCCTTTGCAGGATTTCCCACATGAATGTCAGCATACAGCTCAATGATGTGATTGCACATCCGCTGAATATCCATCGCATCTATTGTGTATGCCTTCTTTCGGGATATGCCGATGAAGTCAGCTACAAAATCAGCCCTCTCCATGATACCCGTCAGGCTCTCAAGGTCCGCAGATGCCATGTGCTTGAAATGCTTTATCCTCAGATCATTCGATGTCTTTGGTAATTTGTACGCTTTCATACTTACTAAATCGGTTTAGTAATATTATTATTATTATTATTATTATATCTTCTTCTTCTTTTAAAGATACTAAATAAATGCAAAATACTTACCCTTTGAAGGGAGATTCTTTCGTGCCTGGTTATACAGTGCCATCGACATTACCGTATCATCATGGATGCCTTCAGGAGCTGAGTACTTTACTGATCTGCTTTTGGGATCAAATACATAGGTGAACGCTTCAAGCTCATCGATAAGATACTCCTCATCCGGGATGGTGAGCTCCATCTGCTCGAAGCTCACTGCAAGGTCCTCGATCATTATCGGTTTGCTCTTCGATGTGGTGGTGAATGGATGGATGAGATTGCCTACCTTTTTTTGTAGCATCTCGAAGAACACATCACCCTGATTATTGACCTCGACAAAGGTCCCGCAGTTGTACTGCCTTATCACCTTTGCCACCTTATCAATGATATTGGACCAGTCATCATGCCTCCAGCGTTCAACGTGACAGATGGTTCCGTTACGGTCACCGATAGTCAGTACCGTATAGTCATCAGCCCTACCGATGTCAAGCCCTCCGTACAGCTTCCCGGAAGGGGATGCCTTTCTGATGCACTCCCTGATATTCTTGAATAGACCACTCGCCCCATCGATGAACTCAGCAAGATACTCCTGTCGGAAGATATGCTCCGGGACATTTGTGCGGATGCTGTCAATCTCACGGGGATCGATCATCGGGTTATCGTAGGATGTAAATCTGAAGAACCTGTACCGATCATCCTGATGGCGAAGCAGGGATAGCTTGTACATCATTCTCTTGCCTTTAGGTGTTGAGATGAAGATCACCTTCTTACCCCTTACCAATACTGTAGGCTGTAGCACCTCCTCCCAAGTGTTGGCCTTCATGAAGTCGAACTCATCGAGAACCAGATAATCGAAGGTGTTACCTCGGATGTTGTCGGGTCTTTCAGCTGAATAGAATGTTATCTGTGAATCGAATCCTTTGACGATGAGCTCTGAATCATTGTATGTAAAATAGCCACTTTTTAAAGTAGCTTTCTTGAGATCATTGTAAACCTTCTTTGATTGCTTGTAGATAGGAGATACCCATCCGATGTTGCACCCTTTGCTGTTTATGGCCCAGTACAGAAGCTGATTAATACAGAGCAGGGTCTTACCCCATTGACGGCCTATGCAGAGAACATAATACTTTGCATCCTCTGAATTGATGCTGTTGTGTATCTCTCTTTGCTTGTCATGTGGTTTATATCCCTTTACGGTGTTACTCATCGAAGTCGAACTTCTCTACTTGCTTCTGTTCAATGTGCTGCTTGTCATGCATCCCGAGTCTGTTCTTTGCATAGAAAATACCCTTGCCTTCGTTGGCTACAATATCCTCTGCAAGTGCCTTGAAATCATCGTCAATGCTTTTTATAGTGTTCGATAAGGGGTGAGTTTCATCCCTTAATGCACCATAGAATTGAGTCCTCTTGAGCATATAAAATTCAGGATGCTTTCTTCTTATCCAATGAAGCAGGAAGTATCTGATAGTAGGGATATGTCGATCCCTTACTTCAACTATCTTCCCGGAGCCTGTAGCTATTTCATTGTGATTATTGATACATTCATCACAATACTCCATAGCAATCTCCGTCAATCTGTCAGTATCAATATCCTTAAAAGGTCTTCCCATATCAAATCAATTTACCAACCTTACCCAGCTCTTTTATCACAGCTGAATTATTATCATAGTGAGTGTTTATCTTCAATCTCAGTACCGTTGCCACCTTATTCTTATTCGATCCTGCAGCATAGATCCTGCTGTTAGGTATTCCTAATAACTGAGCCTTTGATCTGAGTAATGTCTTATGTGAACGGGCTGAAATAATATACAGCACATGGCCTCTGTTTCTGAGCTTCAGAGCGAGGTCCATTCCCTTCTTTGTAGTCAGTACCCCATCATAATCGAATGATATGTGCTGAATAGGCTCGAACTGCTCCCACTTGTACTGGCATACAGCATAACGCTGACCTTCATCGGGATATGTGTCCACGCTCTCCTGGTCACCCATGCAGCGATCTATCCAGTCCTCTTTAGTTTCCGTCTTCCTCGGTGTTGGCATCTTGTCCGAATGTTTGAATGAGATATCTCTTTGTAGCTTTGCCGAAGTCTGTCTTCTCTATCTGCCTTCTGAACTTACGGTTACGCTTCATCTCCATGATGAGTGAATAGCCGATAGTAGCGAAGAACTCCTTCCGGGGGTCTTTAGTTTGCTGCTCCATTGAGGATATCGATTAATGT